TCCCCCGCCGCCGCCCCCGACGCCGGCAACCCCGGCAGTGACATCGAGTGCGGCAGCCGCGTCCCGCGCTATGGCTGCCGCCTCCGGAGGTGGCCTTGCCGCGACGATCCTCACCGGCGGCGAGGGTGCCGCCGCCCCGGCGACGGCGCAGAAGCGGCTCGCCGGTGAGTGAGCACCGCGGCAATGGCGCCGAAGCCGAGCTTGATCCATCGGGCGGCATTAGGTTGAAAATCTATGCCCGGCACGTTGACGAGTTCGTCATTTTGACGCGCGATCAGGCCGATGAGCTTGGCTTGAAGCTCTTGCGGCTCGTCAGTCAGAGACAGCGGTGCGCGGCGGGACAGCCTTAGCCGAAGAGCGCCGCCGTTTCGATACGGCGTTCTACGAGGACACCGGCCCTGGCGTCCTGTCGCTCCAAGCCGTAAATGATGACTACGACTTCAAGCCGATCGATCCGGATTGGCCGCCGCTCTACGAATATCTCCAAGTGCGTTTGGAGTCGCTGCGCCGTTGGCGGTATTCGTGGTGGCAGCATTGGGCGCTCTGCGCTCAATATATATTGCCCTACCGCTACAAGTGGTGGGTAACCCCAAATAATTTCAACCGCGGCTTCCCCGTCAACGAGGCGATCGTCAACGAAACCCCGACGTTGGCGATGGAGATATGCGCCGCCGGGTTGCTCTCCGGTTTGATGAGCCCGAGCCGGCCTTGGTTCCGGCTTGACCCCGCCATCTCGTCGTTCGAGCCCGACGCCGACGCGCGGATCTGGCTCGACGACACCGCCGAACGCATCCTGGCGGTCTTCGCCGGGAGCAATTGGTATTCGGCCGCAGCGCAGATGTTCAGGGACGTCGCGACCTTTGGCACCGGGCCCATGATCATCTACGCGGATCGCGAAGACGTGATCCGGGTCTACGTGCCCTGCGCGGGCGAGTATCTGCTACAGGCCGGAGCGCGGCTGTCGGTCGACACCTTTTACCGCGAATTTACTTACACCGTCGGGCAGATCGTCGAGTTCTTTGGGATCGAGAACTGCCCGGAGGAAGTGCGTACTCTCTGGGAAGAAGCCGGCTCCGGCATCGATCGCGAGTTCGTCGTCGTTCAGGCGATCGAGCCGAACACAGACATAAAGAGACGCGGCGGCCGGTCCCCGCTCCGGCCGGTGTCGAAGACTTTTGCGTGGCGCGAGACCTACTGGCTCCGCGGCCACATGGGCACGCAACCGCTGTCGCTGCGCGGCTTCCTCGAAAAGCCGTTCATGGTCACCCGCTGGTCGACGACATCGAACGACGCTTACGGCCGCGGCCCCGGCATGGAAGCGCTCGGCGGTGCGCGCCAGCTTCAGCAGATGGAGCGGCGCGCGGGAGAATATATAGAGAAGGGTGTCCGCCCGCCGATGGGTGCCGACGTGACGCTCGAGCGCAAGCCGGCCTCGATCCTCCCGGGCGACATCACCTACTACAATGCGCAGGACGGCAAGAACGCCTTTCACCCGCTCTACGAGATCAACCCACAATGGTTACCGGCCATCGAGAAGAGCATCGAGCGGGTCGAAGCTAGAAGCAACCGCATATTTAAGACCGATATTTTCATGATCATTTCGCAGATGGAAGGTATCCAGCCCAAGAACGAATTCGAGCTTCAGCAGCGGATCGGCGAGAAAATACAGGTCTTGGGTCCGATGATCGAGAACTTCGAGGAAGAGGTCGCAATCGGCATTCAGCGCACCGTTTCGATCATGCAGCGGCGCGATCTGCTGCGGCCTCGCCCGGCCTCGCTCCGCGGGATCCCGATCAAGCTGACCTACACCTCGTTCATGAAGCTCGCCCAGCTCGCGGCGCAGACGAACGCGATCGAGCGCACTTACGGCGTCGGCGGCAAGCTCGCCGAGGCGGCGCAGATCAGCGGCCGACCGAGCCCGCTGCGGGTGCTGAACCTCGACGATTCGATGCGGTACTACGCCGACAAGATGGGCTTCCCCGCACGCCTTATATATAGTCCGGAGGAGGTCGCGCGGCGCGATCAGGCCGAGAGCCAAGCGGCGGCGGCCAATCAGGCGGCGCAGCTCGCCCAGCCCGCAGTCGAGGCGGCGCAAGGGTTGAGCGAGATTCCGCCAAGCGGGGGCAATTCTGCTCTGGGCCAATTGCTCGGCGCGCGAGGGGTGACGCAGTAATGCCTTCAGGTATTCCGTTAGGAATGATAACGGCCGCAATCGACGCAATCGAGCTGCTCGATAGACTCGAAGCGCCGCCGCCGCGCGAGCCGATCCCGCCGCTACCGCCGGGGCATCCGGCGAACCCCTATTCGCTGTGTGAAGGCGAGAACGCGACGGTGCGAGAATTGCATCTGCGCCGGCAGGAGGCATACAAGAAGGCCGAGGATGCGCGGATCGCGGCATTGCGCGAGGCGCATCGGCAGCGCAACAGGAAGCGCGCAGCGGCACGATATCGCGCGCGCGAGCGGTTTCGGCGAGCCCCCGGTGCATCGGAGGGCCCGACCGACCTTGCGGCCCTGGCCGCCCCCGAGCATGCACGCTCTGACGGGGTTGTGCCGGGGCCGGAGGCGGCTGACTTCTTTGCTTTTCACGATGATTTGGAATTTCTACGCGACTTGGAACGCCACGAAGCAAAGCGGAGAAGGCGTGGCATCATGAAGGCGATCCGCGACACCGCGAGGAAATGATGGGGCGGCTGAGCGAGGTCGAGATATTCGACTGCCTCTTCAGCAACTTCGCCGAAGCGGCTGAAAAATGCGAGATTTTGGCAAATCACCCGCGGCGCGGGCTTGTTTACGGGAGTTTTCTGAAAAATATCAAGGAAATCGAGGGCGCGGCCCTCCAGGCGAACACCTGGCGTGAGGATACGCGCTGGCTGAAGATTTCGATGCAGATGGGCGAGGTGCAGGCGAGGGTCGGGCATTGGCTGCGCAACAGCCCGACTATAGAAACGCGGGCCGAGGTCGATAAGAAGCTGAAGCGCCTCGCCGAGATCCTGCGCATGTTCGCCCGCGAGTCCCTCGCCATGAAGGATAAGGCGACAGGCAAGCTCGGCATGATCCTGCCCGAGCCGCTCCCGGGCCCGCATCGCGACACCCGCCCCGTGCAGGTAAGGACGCCGGGCGGCTTGATCCTGCCGTCAGGGACGGTGCTTCACTGAGCGACGAAGGCCCGATCTTCTCCGAGGACGAAGAGCCGGCGATCCGGAATGCTGCCGACCGCAAGCGCAATGCGCGCGTCAAGGACGAGGCGGCTCGCGACCGTAGGCGTGGCGATGCCGTGTGGCGGGCGATCCTCTCCGGCCCGACCGGGCGACGGCAGCTATATGATATACTGACGGTCTCGGGGGCGCTCCGGCGGCGGTATGGCCGGGAAGGCGTCGACGACGCGACGCGCTGGATGGGGGCGGGGCAACAGCAGCTCGGGTTCGATCTGTTCCTGCACTGGCTCCGGGTCGACGAGGCGGCGGTACTGAAGATGCTGCGCGAGAACCATCCTGAGTTGCAAAAGCCACCGCAGAAGCCTAAAGAGAGCGAGGACGAGGACGAGTTGCCTTATTGGCTGGCTGGCGATGATGATGTGCAATGAGTGACGAAGGCTTCGTCAAAGAGGCGCCGCCGCCGCCGTCGGCGGTAGAGGCAAGCCAGCTTTGGGCGCAGGCGGCCGGCATGCGCGCCCGCCAAGCGGGATTGCCGCCGACGCCGCCCCCGGAGTTTGCTATGTTTTCCCGCGACTGGCGGATCGGCTGGCAGTCGACGACGGGTCCACAAGCGGCTTTCGCCGAAGCATGCAGAGAGCGAAGAGGCGATGTCTGACGAGCACGCGCCGGAAGCCCCGGCACCCGAGACCCCTGCGGCGCCGGTCCCGGCTCCGGAAGCGCCGTCGGAGCTGCCTGCCGCCCCTGCGGCGCCGGCGACAGAAGAACCGGCGCCGCAGGTTACTACAGCCGAGCCGACACTTGTCGAGCTGGCCGTCAAGCCGCACACCGAGGAAGCGGGCGCTCTCTCGCTCGCCGCCGAAGATCAAAAGCCCGCCGAGCCCGCAGCACCCGCAGCCGAGGAAAAGCCGGCCGAAGCCGAAGCCGCAGCACCCTATGAATTCAAGTTCCCCGAGGGCTTCCAGGTCGACGAGGCCCGGATGGGCGAGGCGCGCACGGCTTTCGCCGAGATGGGCCTGTCGGGCGATCATCAACAGCGGCTCATGGATCTTTACGTCGCCGATAAGCAGGCCGAGACGACGCGCACCCTACAGGCGCAGCACAATGCCTTCCTCGAGATGCGCCGGGGATGGCGCAACGAGATGATGGCTGATCCGGAGCTGGGCGGCTCTGGGTTTCAAACGAATGTCGGCAAGGCGATCGGCGTTCTGAAGCGCCTCGTGCCGATATCGGCCGAGCGCACCGTCGAACGCGACGGAAAGCTGGAGAAGGAGACCTACTATCCCCGCAAGGAGCTCGATCAGGCGCTCGCCTTGAGCGGCATGACCGACAGCCTGCCGCTCTTCCGCCTGCTCGTGGCGATGGATCGCTACGTGAACGAAGATCATCGCGGGCCGCCGCCGGGGGGAGGTGGCCCGCCCGCCGATGGTGGCGGCAAGCCGAATGGCGGCAGCCGCATCAACTACACTCATCCGCGCGGCGGACGCCGCACGTGAAAACTTACGGCCCCAAGATCGGCACCCTGCGGCGGTATCCGAAAATGACGGCACCGGAATTGGCGCGCAAAATCATCGACATGCGCATGGAGGAGGCGAAATCCTGGAAGGCGATTGGTCACGAGCTAGGGTACACGCACTTTCATTGCCTGCGTATCGTGAGGCGGTTCGGTCAATCTAAGTCAATTGCCTAAATCACCCTGATTTCGTTAGGCGGCTATCCCTAATGGTTTTCGCATTGGGGATGGCCCGAAAGTGGCAACAGGTCAGTGGCCCACGATAATTGACGTTGCCAACCGGCTCGACCCGGAAGGCCGGATCGCCGACATCGCGGAGATGTTGAGCCAAGCCAACGAAATGTATGATGACGTGCCTTGGGTGGAGGCGAACGGCAAGACGCGCCACCAATTCACGTTCAGATCGTCGATCCCCGGCGGCTATTTCCGCTCCTACAATCAGGGCGTTCCCTACTCGAAATCGACGACTGGCTTCTCGGCCGTCTCGGTCGCTTCCTTGCAGGATTACAGCCAGGTCGACCAGGAGCTCGCCGAAGACAGCGGCGACGCCACCGCCTTCTGCGAGAGCGAGGATGTCGCCTTCCTCGAGGGCCTGTCGCAGACCGCCACCGAATTCCTCATTTACGGCAATTCGATCACCAATCCGTCGGCCTTCATGGGGCTGGCGAATTTCTACAACACCGTCAACACGGCGAACGCGTCGAACGCGGGCAACGTGATCGACGGCACCGGCACCGCCTCGAGCAACCTTTCGATCTGGCTCTGCGGCTGGTCGCCGCGCACCCTCTTCGGTGTCTTCCCGGTCGGCTCGAAAGCCGGGCTCTCGATGGAAGACAAGGGGAATACGGTTCCGGCGTTCGACTCGCTCGGCAACCGCTTTGAAGCCTATACGGTGTGGTTCAGGCAGCGGCTCGGCCTCTGCCCGATGGATTGGCGCTACACCGTGCGCATCTGCAACGTCGACACGACCTCGGCCGGGCTTGCCGGGGCTTCGGCACCCGATCTCTTCGCCTTGATGGCACAGGCCGTCTACCTGCCGCCGGCGCTCGGCAAGCTCTCCGGGATCCACAAGACGGACGCACCGCGCGATCCCGGCGGTAGCGTCCGCCCGGTCTGGTACACGAACCGTACCGGTCGCCATTGGATGCACGTGCAAAGCATGCGTAACCGCAATGTCCTCCAGTCGATCGAGGACTACGCGGGGCATCCCGTCATCTCCTGGGAGGGGGTGCCGATCAAGACGGTCGACCAGCTCATCAACTCGGAAGCGCGGGTGACCTAGCCATGATGTTGGACGCAGGCGTACCGCCGTTTATTGCGCCGTCTGGCCCCGCGCAGTCGATGGTCGCCGCAGCCGGGGTGGCCGTCGTCTTCAACAACATCATCGATCTGCTCGGCTACGGTGTCGGTCAGGCACCGGCGGCGAGCATCATCGGCAACGCGCTCGGCGGCGTGTGGGGCCAGGATGACGGCTTGAGCCTCTGGAAGCTCGACATTCAGATCAACGTCGGGACCGCTTTCGCGACCTCGAACGCCGCCACCGCCGATTTCTACCTTGAGGGTGCGCCCGACACCGGGACCGCAGGCGGTTATCAACCCGGCACCTGGGAAGCCTTTGCGACGACCGGGCCGAAGGCGGCGGCCGAGCTGGTAGCGGCAACGCCGGCCGGGCTCGGCGTCTTCCGGATGGCTTGGCCGCCGGCCCCGCCCTTGACCCTGCGCCCGCGCTTCATGCGGATGCGGATGGTAGTACCGACCGGGACCAACTTCACGGCCGGGACGATTTCCGGGGCCTTCATGGTGCCGGGGCGCGACGACCTGCAATCGGCAATGCGCGCGGCCAGCAATTACATCGTGGCCTGAGCATGCCGGTCGAACGCGACGCACACGGTCGGATCAGGAAGCGCACCTTCACGCCCGAAGAGCGTGAGCGGCTTCTTGACAACCTCCAGCGTGGCCGCGAGACGCGAGCGGCAAATCGCGCGATGCGGCAGGCCGAAGCGGAAGCTGCAAAGAACGCACCGCCGCCTCCTCCTCCGATCCCACTGACCGAGACTGACGAATTCAGGGCGGCGCTCGCCGCGGCGATGGACGCCGCGAAGAAAGAAATCCTCGCGGAAACCGCGCAATACCTCGCGGCGCGTGTGGCCCACACCGATGCCGCGAACGGTGCCGTTGACAGCCTGAAGCCGCTGCTCACGCAACTCACCCTGACGATGACCGATGTTGCCGACCAAGGCACCGGGAGGATCCGGGTGGCGCCGGAGGTGCTGGCCGAGCGCCGCAAGGCGGACGGCCTCATGCGGCAGCGGATCGCCGACACCTATGCGGAGGTGCGCCGGCTGATGGAGGCGGGTCATGACGACCGCGCGGAAGCGCTCGTCCCGCGCTATCGGCTCGTCGGCAAAATCTTCGCGGCACTCAACGACGAGGGCGGCGGCGGCGAGATCATCGAGCCCTACCGCCGTGGCGGCGACAACCGGGTCTATCCGACCGAACTCGGCAGTTTCGAGGTGCCGAGCCTCGCGATGGTGCCGATCAACGATACGGCATCGGCGATCTTCGCTCTCTTCAAAGAGAGCATCGGCAATCAATCGAGCACGCGCGTCGTCGGCGTCTTCGGCGAGGGCGTGAACGCCGATGTACGGTTTGCGAACGGCCCGGACGCGCATGTGGTCACGACCAACGGCCGGGTGAATTCCGCGGGCGCGGATCCGGGTGCGTTGAGCGCATCGGCGGCGAAATTCCTCGTCGACACGCCGGAGTTCGCACCCAAGCGAAAGGCTCTGCCGAGGATGCAGATCATTGGCGTCGAGGCGGGGCGCGTGCAGCAGAACGGGCCGCCGACGAAGCAGGTGCGGGTGCTCGGCACCGTGGCACCGCCGGCTGTCCAGAATGGTTGACCGATGGGCATCGTCCCGAACAACTATTCGGAGACGCCGCCTCCGGCCGGCGATCTTGCGACGAACGTCCTCTCGGGCTCTTTTACGGGGACGGGCGTCAGCGGGAACTTTCAATTCCTTGGCGTTTTCAACCTCATCTTCGGCGGCTCGGGTGGGCCGAACGGCGCTTACGTGGCGTCATTGCAGCTCGAGCGGAGCTTCGACGGGGGAACCACCTGGTACGTGGCCGGGGTCGGCGGCGGCGGGGCGCAAGCCCTTTACAATGTCGCGAACCAAGATGTGTCGGTGCTCGTCACCGAAGTCGAGCGCGGCATGGTTTACCGGCTGCATTGCACGGCGTACACATCGGGTACGATCAATTATCGGCTGAGCGGATCCGGAGTTGCGGCGATGAGCCTCGGCGGTATCCCAACGGCGGCGTTCTGATGACGATAAAACGCACTGCGTCTCTCCTGTTCTTCCTCGCCGGGGTGGCCGCGCTGGCGGCTGTTGCCCTGGCGCAGACCGGCTCGCTCTTCGTCAAGTCGCCGGCGGGTTCCGAGCTCGTCGCGGTGATCCCGACGAGTCCCTTCCCCACCGGCATGAACCAACAGGTTTACCTCGCGCAGATCCGAGATGCCGCGGGCTATCAGAAGCTCGTGCCGACGAGCGGGCAAACGCTCACCGTGAACAACTACGTCTCGGTGGTGCAGCTCACCCCGGCGGCCGGCCTCTCAGCCCTCACCTTCAACACGCCGCTCGCCCCGGTCGATGGACAGCGGCTTCGTTTCTTCACCACCCAGACGATCACGACCTTCAACCTGACCGCTTCCGCCGGGCAAACCGTGAACGGCAACCTCGGCGGGTCATTCTCGTCGAATTCCGCAGTCGAATATCTCTACAGCGCCAGCAACACCACATGGGATAGGATCCTCTGATGGTTTTCCGCCGCCACGCTATCCTCGGGCTCGCTCTCGCCGGATCGCTCGTCGGGGCTATCGTCGCGGTGCATGCGGCGATCACGCAATACAGCGCGCCGGCGACGTTCGCCCCGACCGTGGCCTCGGTTGGAGCGAACGACCTGATCCCGATCGTACCCGGGGGCGCCCCGGGCCCGGGGCAGTTCTATGCCTCGCCAACGGCGCTCCAGACCTTCACCCGCGGCACGGCACCGGCCTCGTGGGAAGGCAATATCCTCGAGAA